ACACATGATGGATAGTACGGCTTGTTGAGATTCAACTCGATCACGTCCACGCGCTGGTCATGCGCTTCCCAATCGCGCAATCGTTCCAGCGTATCATCATCGTTGTCACCGGTCACGGCCATGACGCGCCAGTTCTGCCAATCAAGGCCGGTGACCTTTTCGACATATCGCTCGACGTGCTGGCCCATGTTGCGGAAGAGGGAGACGATTTGCACGTTCAAACGGCCGCCTCCCCTGCGTACTTGGCGCGCTTCTCTACCCGTTTGGCAATCTCAGCCAGGGCCGGTTTCCAGTGCGTCTTGAGTACCGTTTCCGTATCCAGGTCAATCGCGCCATTTCGGGCCTGTTGTTTTAATTTCGGATTGCGTGCTTCGGTGTAGGCCACTTCGAGGCAGTCCACAACGGAATCGATGTAGACCATCCAGCGGTATGAATCAGCGGCGTGGCTCCAATGTTTCTGGCCATCGACGCGCCATCCCGCGAACAGCAATTCGTCGGTGGTAGAGAAATCCGATGCAATCACGGGAACTCCGCACATCTGAGCTTCCAGGATCGGCAGCCCAAATCCCTCCGATTTGGCAGGGTTCAGCAGCACATCCGAGGCATTGTAGATTTTCTTCATGTCGTCACTGTTGTACATGCCCATGACCATCGCGTATGAATTTGGCTGAATGACAAGCTCTGAGATACCAAGTAAATCTACCATCTTGTGCAGGTCAATCGCGCCGGTCCACAGCGCATGGATGTACAGTCTGGCGTTGTCGTGCGATTCTGCGAATCTGGCAAAACCCTGCAACGCCTCTCCGAAACCTTTGCGGTCTTGTTCGTCTTTATTCGCGGCAACCATCGTCACCAGGAAAGCGTCGTCCGGTATGCCCAATTTCTCGCGGGCTAGCTTTCGGTCTCCTGGCTTGAATACGTCGCTGTCTGCGGAGCATGGTAGGTAGTGCGCATCAACGCCCGCGTCCTTGAGGATCTGTGTACCCCATTTTGACATGCACATCGGATACATCGCGGTTTTCAACGATTCGACAACTGGCACCGGGCATGGGTCGTGATCGACCGGCAGCCACGGCGCGAAATTGAGTTTTTCGCTGATTTCGCCAGGAATAACCCACACATCCATGCAAGAAATGCACACGTCCGATTTCGCAGCGCGATAGGCCGCGAGCATCGTGTCAACGCCGTACCCGCCGCCCACGCTGGGAAGGATCGTCACCACGCCAACCGGTTCGGCGTCCGGCTTGCCCTTCGGGAGAATTCGCCACTTCTGCGGTTCGCCCTGCAAGCCGTACCACGTATTTACACACACCTCATGCCCCTGGCGAACAATCCCAGGTACAGTACGTTTCGTCAGCATGCTGTATGAGCCATTTCCCCACGGTGCGGTTGAATGCCATAAAATCTTCATCGTTTACCATTCTCTCCTGTTTTTGGTTCCGGTCAGCGAAGCAGAACACAGGAGAGTGGACCTTACTCCGCTGACCGGGAAACCACTAAGTTGATATTCCGTTAGGCGTCGCTTGCAATACCGTCCACGTAGGCAATGCAGATCGCGGCGTCGGCAGACAGGTCATTCGCTGCCGCAGATTCAAGCTTCTTGATGAACAGATGCTCGCCTTCATCACAAAACGCTTGAGCCGCCACGATGGTCAGAGTAGCCGGTGTATCAGCTGCCCAAACCTTCGCTGTACCCGAGCTGTGTTGGGCAATGGTGCTGCCCGCCACGGTGCCCGAGCTGCCATACTTCATCAATATGATGTCCAGTGTCCCGACTGCGCCGGTGTTCACGGTAACTTCCTTGATCGTGATACCGCCATAACCGTCATAGACCTGCATTGCAAATGCCAGGTCAGCGTCACCGGGCATGGTATCCGGGTTGATCGTCACGTACTTCGTGTCTTGAGCCATGATTGTTACCTCCTGAAGCTCATACTTACGCTAGTTTGGCCTGCCTAGCTGGACGGCGTCTCAGCATCGAACTTCATGAGGATGCCGAAGGCGGGCCGCCAGACGCCATGGGCGTAGACCGTGGACATGTTCAGCTCCCAGCCACGCCGGGAGGCATCGCGCTCCGGTTCCAGCCGTGGCGCGCGTCGCGGATCGAAGCCAAGCGCGGACGGTGAGAACATGGCACCGTTGGCGTCATCGCTGTCATCCACAGTGATATCGGATGTAACGAAGATATCCACGCCCGCCACTGAGCCCACGAACCACTTCCGCATGACCTCATCTAGCGACCAATTCGCCGCTGGTTGCGTACTAGCCGCGATCGATGCCGCCGAACCAAGCCTGTGCCACTGGTACGTATGCATTACGCAACGATACGGTGGAGGCGCTTTGGTGTTCTTCAACTGAGAGAGCGCGGCGAAGAAGTACCCCCAGGTGATCGTCGAGCCTTCCCCGCCAACGGTGCCACCAGTCAAACTGGAGAAATCCCCCAGGATGTCAGTCTGCATTTTTTTGGCGGTCGCCATGCCAAGCTCCAGCGATGCGTCGTTCTGCGCGCCAAACGGGTCAGCGCTCCGCCGCGTATCGGTAAGGAAAAATTGCCCGCCAGCCTCAGCCGGAGTCAGTGTGTTCTTGACCGCAGGCGTAAAACTCTGCCCGGACAGATCGTCAGTCTCACCAATCGTGCTGATCGTAGCGCTTCCGTACTCACTCCGAGAACGCGGCTTCGATTCGTCGTCCGTGTCGTTGAAATTAGTGACCAACCGCGTCATGATGTCACTCTCACGAGCGATGAATGACGCGTCATCGTAGATCGTCTGGATATAAGTGGAAATGTCGCTTGATGGATTTAGTACAGCCATCGTCTTTTACCTCCTGCTATTCCTTGTCCCATCCAGGCGGGGCTACTACACCGCCCCCTAGGCGCTTAGCAGTTGCCGGGTCCCAAATCGACCCACCTCCGCCATAGATCCGTCCTGCCCGTTGCGCGTCGGTCTCCTGCGGTGGATTGCCTGGACCGCCGTCCGGGTTGAACGGCTCGACATGTGGCTGAGCCTTGCCGAACAGATAAGGACGCTGCGCCTTCAATTCCTCGATGGATGTCTTGATTTGATCATCCGCCCCGTCGCCGTCCGGGTCGATAGCCTGGGTAGCCAGTTGGAAATTTGCGTCATAAGGATCGACTGCCCCCATACTTCCGGCGATTGTTGCGATTTTGGCATTGAGCTTCAGACGTATGTTCTCCGCTGCTGTCTTCGTCGTCTTGTCCGTCAATGCCATAACCTGTTCCTGCAATTTCTCAAGATCTGATTTCTGTTCGTCTTCGATGGTCTTGAGTTTGTCCGCTGCTTTCTTCAACTCAGCGTAATCCGAGAATTTGCCTTTCTCCCGCTCCAACCGATCCTTGACGATACGGTCCAAGTCGGCCTGGCTGAATGTCTTCCCGGGTGTTGCGTCCGGCGTTTCCGGTATTACTGGTGCCGCGCCGTTGGGCGTTGGATCTACATTTGCTGGATCCTGGCTCACTACAACCTTCGGATCCTGTGTAGCACTAACGTTAGTGTTACTCTCTGTTTTCTTTGCCATGATTCCCTCCCGGCTGTTTCCGTCGCCGTGACGTTATGCGGCTTGCGCCGTGACGTAATGTGATGCAACAATAGGTCACTCTGTCACCAAATCTTTCAACGGTGTCTCTACTCTAATATCACCCCAAATTGAATCAGTGCTCGTCCCGGTCAGCTTATCAAGATCGAACTCGCCCGCCTTCCAGGCATCGTACTTCGCACCCTTCAGCATCTTGCGTTGGACCTCCTCTGACTGTTTCCCAAACCATGATTTTGCGTCTTCGACAACTAGCGGTGGCGGTTCGTCAATGCCGATGCCTAATTCACGGTAAGTAAGCGTTTCAGGCTCCGGTGAACATCTACCATTGTGATGATCATTCAATCGTTCAGTCAACGGGTGTTTCGTGCCATCCATTGCGATACAGCTCATGCAGGTATTATCACTTCTGGCGCATCGCCAGATCCAGCCCTTGACGACGTGATCATTCGCCAGGTAGTTCGCCCTGGCTGCCTCACGATAACTATAGATCTGCGCCGTCCGTGCGGTTCTCAGCGACCAGATCAACGATTGCCCCAATTCATCGCGCATAATACTGGCAATCTTGCGCGGGCTGTAGCCCAGCGCAATGCCTTCCGTGAGTCGCTGCTCTACGAGGTCTGCGGTCGCCGACCCAAACGATCGCAGGCTTTCCCGCAATGGCGAGCCATTCGCCAGGAAGCCAAGGAGTGTTTCCACAGACTCCGTTGGTAGACGATTCCAGCTTTGCATGATGCGCGCGTCAACAGGTTCGAATCCTGGGAGCGCTGCGTGCGTGATGATTTTAGACTCTTTGCCCGCTTGATTGATCGCCTCCTTTGCTCCGAGAATCATTTCCCGGTCCGCAAACACCGCATACTCGTTGATTTCGTATTCGATCTGCTTTTTAAGGGATTCCAGACGTTTCAGCTTGTAACGCTTCCACTCTTTGACACCAACGACTTCGAGCTCGGCCTGCAATGCCTCGATTTGCGGTAATAGTCGCTGGTAGGCCTCACCATAGGCATTCACCAGTCGCGTCGCTGATTTGCGTTCACGGCGCAATAGCGCCAACCGGAAAGCGCGCATAACCTCGAAAACTCGCGGTTGTGGCATTAGCGTCCAGCCTCAAATGCGCTTAATAGCCGTGCTCCAAGGTTATCCTCATTCGCTCTCTGCTCTGCCAACCGTGCTACGATTTGATCATTGTCATATCCTCGCATTTCGCGGTAGGTCTGCTCGTCGATAATCCCAGAAGCTAACTCAGCCTGCAGTGATTGTACCGTTTCCGTTTCATCTTCCGGTAGCACGTCCGGCCAAATCGACGCGATTTCCTCCGGAGGCGCGATGCCCTGCATTTCGAGGCCGTGCTTCGAAAGTATTTCAAGGCCTTCGCCGTAGAGCAATCGCTTGGTCTGCGTCTTGTGGATCGCGTCGGTGTACAGCACGCGAAGAGCGAAGTTTGTGATGGCGCCGACTTTATCCTTGATACTCTGCGGATCCACCATGCGCGCGCTATGCCAGATTTCGGCACTCAGCAGGTCAATAAATGCACGCGAGCTAGCCAGATCTGATTGCATTTCCAAGTTGTAAATGTCGGCTTCCGATTTCGGCTTATTGACGGTCCACAGGCCATCGATACCGGTTTCAAGCACGTCCTCCGCGTCGAAGCCCAAACCAACCGTCTTGGGGAATCCGTGATGCTTGAGAATACGCGAATAGTTCGATGCCGCGAAATTCACCGCGTTGTTGAGCCGGATCGCGGCGTCGATATCATCCATGCCGTAGTATTTGAACGGTCGCGGAAGATTCTGCCAATCCGTAATTGGCGCCCACTCGAAAGGCCATTGCTGCGGCTCCAGCATAATCCACTCCGGATTGATGCCGCCTTTGGTTATATAAACAACTTCCCACCATTCATCAACGTCGTGAATAACACCCTTTCTGCCAGATGAAACGCGACCGTGAATGTAGTCAATCCGTTTACCCGGACCTGTCTTGCCTACCAGAAATTGCAGGCGATACCAGAGCACGCGCTCGACATCTGACACATCCCAAAATGCCGCGCAATTGGCCGGGTTGAGATTGACGATACGTGGCTGATCTTTTTCTCCGGGCTCGGCACGCGTGAAGATGTGACCGGCCAACGCGCCGCTCATCGCAATGTTGTGCATCAAGAGTTGCTTGCGGTTCGCTTTCCACAGCGCAGCGATGCGCTTGTCTATTTCGCCCTGCTCGCCATCGCCAGAAGCATCAAAACGAACACCGTCGCCGATAAGGAAGGAAACAACCTTATCAGTGATTTGCCCGATCTTCGGCAGGATAATGTTATCGTTGATCTTATCCTTGCCTACCTTGAGCGGCTCCGGCATGATACCGTCGTAGTAATCCCAGTTGCGCTTGAATGTCTTACCGCGCTCTGTGATCTCCCTGGCGAAGTCATCCTCGACCTGCTTGTATTCGTCACTTTTTGTGTCGAATGTGTACTGTATCGCTGCTGGCATAGTTCCCTCAGCTATAGAACGGATTACTTGATTGCGTCATTTTGGCGGATGGACCATCTGCATACATCACACCGTACCTCATCGCGTCCATGCCGTGATCATCGGCTTTCACCGGATGCTCCTTGCTAGTTCTGCCATCCTTCGGCTGCTCCCAAACATAACCATCAATTTCTTGCTCCGTGCAAAATGGATTTTTGCCATCCACAAGAGCCTGGTCCACTTCAACGAGTGAGCCGCGCAGAATGAATAGTCGTGGCTTGCCATTAACGAGCTTTAACCGCTCCTGAACTTTCTGAATTCCGGGCTGCACATCTTTCTTTGCTCCCATCGACGCAATACCATTCTCTGCCAATGTCGCCCGGTCCTCAGCGTCATGGTCGCAGATTGTCGCCTCGATACGTTCGCCCTTCGACAGCTCGTTGATCTTCTCTGCGTGGACCTTAACTGTCCGACGCGTCATATAGATTTCTCGATACAGATACATTCTGCCATCCGGATCGATTGCCCACCATTGGCACGTAAACGGATTAGTAAAACCAAAGTCAATAACTCGGAACCTTCTCCATTCCGGCTTGATTTCGATACGATCTATCAAGTGAACGTTACGATTCCACATGTCATAGACTGCGCCCTCAGCCTGTACCCACTTACCGTGTCTCAGCCTGGCTTTGCGGGCTCCGGTCAGCGCATCCAACACCGCGATGTATGCCTGGCCGCGTCCAGTCCAGTTCTCGCCGTCCCACAAGATTGGGTTGTCTCTGTGGCGGCTATCCAGAAGAAGACATTTCTCCAAATCACAGCGTTGCTTGAGCCAATGAGTCGGCCTATCCGGGTTCGTATCGGCAATGATTGGCTGGTAGGGCAGCGCGCCATTTCGAAGCCTGGTAGTCAATGATTCCCAGTCGTTCTCGGTAAGTTCGATTGCTTCCTGGATATATATCATGTCGTATTCGGTGGACATGATCTTGCCAGCCTTATCCATACCACCGATAACAATCACTGAGCCATTTGGATAACGGTACGATTGTCTCAGTCTGCGTTGTGATCCAGAGCAGATGGGATTGTCCTCGCCAAGTACATAGCGTTCGTATGTAAACAAACCAGATTCAGTCAATGACTCCCTGGTCTTACGAACGATTAGCAAACGCGCTTTCGGGTACTTCAACGCTGCACGGTGCAATTTCTCAAGGCACGCCCTTGATTTCCCGGTGCCTGCCGGGCCAGATAGAAGCGCTTCGGTGCCCTTGAAATCCATCATAACTTGCGCATTGCCGTAAGCAACGAATTTATGGCTATTCTGTTCCGTCTTCCGCTTCGCTTCCTGCAGATCCGCCACCGGCCAGAGCCACGGCATTCTCAAGGAGGGCGGTAAGGTCGAGTTTGACTCCATCTGTCTCCGATTGTGCATACCTAAGCCAATCTAAAAGATCTTTTTCTGTGCGCTCCCCGAGCTTGCGAATGACACGCATGGCGAGGCGCAAGCGATGAGCACGACCAGAAATATCGACCATGAGGGAGAGGCGATCCAGTTCGACGGCGAATTCGATATTTTTCTTCCAGCGCCACACTGTTCGTTCTGAAACGCCACATTCGGACGCTGCTTCAGCAATGGTATAACCCTGCGCAAGCAGCAAAACAACTTTCTCACGTTTTTGACTCCACCGAAAATCTGCCATATTTCTGACACCCACACTTATCTATTCCATCCTATCTTTCCGGACCAAGTGGGACCCGGATCCCACGCTTGAGTAAATCGCTTGTCACCGTCTTGATCCACGCATACGCCTCGTGCAGTTTTGCCTCAAGGCTCTGCAGCCTGTCCCGCAACTGGTGGTTCTCATCCCGCAGCTGTTTATTGTCCTCCTGGAGCTGGTCATACAGCCGGCACAATTCGTTGAATTGCTCCTTGGTTGCCGAGTTGCGAGCAGTGACGATGGCGGTGATTAACCCAGCTGTTCCGGTTAAGATTGCGACAACGATAGCTGCGATTTCCATGTTTTCTCCGTGGGGCTATGATTATTCGCTTTTCTTGAGTACTAGTCTGAACAACAAAAAAAAGCAAAGAGATAACAAACCCCGAAAGGTTCATTTCTCTTCGCCTGCGGTAACAGATACGAAGATCGGTTATTTGACTGTTTCGTTCTCGATGATCTTGGCGCTTATTTGTTCATCGCCGAAGTGTAGCTCAACGCTGCCTGTGCGCAGTTGGTTGATTCGCTCACTCCGGCTTAGAAGCCATTCGATAATCGCCGCGATCCGCTCATTCATTTCGATTGTGTTGCCATCGCAATCAACTACAGTAATTGTCATGAATAGTATATCATACTCCGGTATGAATTGTCAAGTAGTAGTTGCGCGTTCCACTCGCCACGCCCCTGGCCGGATCCTCACCAATCGATATCCGCACCTCCTGGCGAGTACCTTCACGCGAAGAAGTGCCGACTTCGGTTTCTGTTTCTTCTTCTTGCCCTTTCGCTCGATCAATTCGTAATGTGCCGGATTCACACACAACTTCTCACCACAGGTGCAGCGGATCCTTTCTTTCCCCAGCGGACCATTCTCGCGCTCGAAGAGCACCCGCTTAACATTGAGCTTTTTCCCGCTCACATTGAGCGTCGCCGTGGGACATTTCCCGCCGCACACCACGCCTGTCCAAATCCAACAATCATCGCGATGCTCGATCTTGTCAAGCATGTCAATATTGGCTGTCAAACCGTCGCCTCCAATTTCAATCGCCATCCGAATCGTAAAAGAACGGACCCGTCGCTGTCATTAATTGTCGATACCTTTTTATGTGGTCCTCGAATGACTCTCCTCCCGGGCCTGTCGCCCTCCAATCAGGTAATTGATATTTTTCCTTTACTAAAGCCAGCACGAAATCAAGCGCCTCAGATAATCTGTCAAATTTCTCCCACGTAATCGCACCCTTGCGGTCTTGGTCTTTATCATCCCAACACTCTTGCCAGCATTCACGCTCATGATTCCAGAGCGGATTATCAGACTCGGAAATCGTCACATGATAATGTTCCCCTCCGGCACCCCAGAAGGACTGGATCGATATTGAAACGCGTCTAGGCTCATACTCCGGGCACATACAAATATGTGGCTTTGGCAAATCTTTGAGATGTCCCCCGTGAACATGGCTGGCATGTCGCTTCGGTTTTCCCATCACGCTAGAGCCTCCAGTTCCAGTCTTCTGATCTTCGCAATCGCCGCCAGGCACACACCCAGTGCATCGGCCTCGTGCTCGCCCACGGTCTCCAGGCCGTAACGCGAACGCGCCATCTGCATCATGAGCGCCTTGTCGGCTTTGCCGGATCCGGTCATCGCCTTCTTGACCTCGGAAGTCGTGCATTCGACTGGCGTTTTGTTGGTGCACAGGATCACATTCGCCCACAACACACCGCATAATTTCCCCAGCGCCATCGTGGTCTTGCCGTTGCGGCCCACGAACGGGGATTCTGTCGCGATGATATCGACGTGTCCGGCGCAGAAATCAGCAGTGACCGCCGTCGCCTCAATGATGCGATCATCGAGCATCTTGCCGTTCAGCTTGACCTCGCCCGAGTCAATCCGCTGGCCGTCTCCGTCCGTCGTTGCCCAGCCAATATATTTCGTCGATAGATCAAATCCTAGAATAATCATGCCGTCACCTCTCCAATTTTCAAATTTGCCCACACAGCGTTTATTTATACGTGTTATGACTTATGGTACTACTTTGCATATGCAATCGCTCCTGCGCGAACGTAAACGCTTTTCTGGTCATTCTGTGGGGCGTTCCAGCTCCGGGCGAACATCTGCACCCTGCATCTGTACGAACATGAACCGACCGTCGAGCATCCTCGACTTCAGGTACCCCGGACAGTCTGCGACATCGTTGGTCGCGAAGACCGTCACCAGACCGTGCCAATCCCGGTATCGATCGTCGACGAGCATCTGCACTCGCTCCTCCGCCCATGCCGTCGGAGAGTACTTGTCCGCCTCGTCGACACACAGCACATCACAGCGCCCGATCGTCTCCCACAATCCGTCAAAATCGACCTCAGCGCCAGGCTTGTACGCACGTCGCAGATGCTCCAGAAGCTCGCTCATCGTGATATACACCGCAAGCCGATTCTGCGCCACAGCCTCGTTCACGATCGCGGCGAGAAGGTAGGATTTCCCCAAGCCCTTCGCTCCGGCCAGGGTGAGCCAGCCGTTCTTTTCGAGCACGTACAGAGCGGCGAGCAATGGTTCGCGTCCGTGCTCTTTGGCCCAGTAGCCGTCGAGCGTGAAGTTCAGTTCGTCGCCGCGCAGCCTGCACATGCTTCGAAGATATTCACGTCGCCGATCTACGCCGTTGCAGCTCGGACACCGCACCAATTTCCCAGGACCGTGCTGGGTAAAGCAAGTGTTTCCCTCACCATGCCTCGCTGGGTTGATGATAAACCCCGCGCCAAGACAGCGTGCGCATTCAACCTGGCCGCCCTTTCGCTCTGCGTTTGGCGACGATCCGGTCGATGTCCTCCTGGGTGTGTCCGTCCGATCTAGCCCAGCTCGCTTTAGTATTTCTTCCGTTTTTTCCATGGCCCCCTCCCGAACCGTTGGTACCTGGATCGCTCTTCGGTTTGCCCTGGCTCACCCACGTATCAAAATTGCTGGTGAACGCGGTATATTTCATGCGCTGATTTGCCGCGCGCCATTCGCTGGATTCCCAGAATGTCTTGAAGGCAAAAACGTCCGGTGGTGATATGCCCGTCTTCAGGAGTGACTTGATTTTCTTGTTTGCCCACCCGCGAAAGCGATCTGTAACATCTGCGACGTTGCAGGCCACAACCAACGCGTCAAACATCTCATGCTCAGTCGTTTTGGGGGTTCCAGGAAAATCCCACGACGCGTCAGCGGCGGGTTTTCCATTCCCTTCTTTTCCCTTCCCTTCCCTTCCCTTCTGCCGGCAGTCATCCGACAATCGTCCGTCAATCATCCGGCAGTCATCCGACAATCGTCCGTCAAGTATCCGGCAATCATCCGACAATGGTGGAATGATAGACTCTGGCTCCCTCTCCTTACGCAATCCGGGCTGGTTTTTCTCAAACGCAGGGAACCAAATCCACATGTCGTCATGCGTCTCGTACCACACAATCAGGCTAGCATCAGCCCACTCAGTGATGTAGGATTCCACCTGCTCAACGGTCACGTCATCGCGTCTCGGAAACAGCATTGAACGGACGATGGCAGGATCACCACGAACCCGACCCTCTTTGTCAGCGAACGAAACGAGCCATGTAAACGCCAACCGGCTCAGGTCGCAAGACAGGTCGCTGATCTTCCTGTCCATGCAAATCTCTCTATTGACCATCCTGCCACGCGCCATAGGTCACATCTCCAAATGCATCGGCATCACAACGCAAAGAAAATCATCTGTCGCGGCGTCCAGAAACACACCAGGACTATTCTTGTCTATCAGCTCGATGATCGCGGTCCTTGGTCCAATCGCCGACAGCACATCACTCAAATACTCAGCGTTGAACGCGATGTCCAACACCTCACCATCTCCGCTTAACGCTTCCACTTCGCAATCAATCTCACCCACACACTCATTCCCGTTCGACGAGTGGAAGAGGCTCAGCGTTCCGCCTGGCTCGATGTGCAACCGGATGTTGAACGCCGCGTCGCGAGCAAAGACGAACGCCGCTTTGACTGCGCTCAACAGGGCCAGTGCTGGCAGCGTGATCTGGGCGTAGTGCTCTGTCGGAATGATGCGCTCGTAGTCCGGGAACTCACCCTGGATGAGTTGGCTCAGCACTTCGATGTGCTGTTCGATCGCGAATAGAATTTGATTGTTTTCTTTCGGCCTGGCGATGATCACACTCTCATCGTCGCGAATGAATCGGCCGACCATGATCAGCGTCTTGGCGGGAACGATCACACTGAATGGCTCAGCGATAATAGACTTTGTCGCGATAAACACCTTGGCGATCCGGAACCCATCGGCCGCGGCCAGGGTGATACCATCGTTCTCGAAGTGCATCGAGACACCAGACAGGATCGGCCTTGATTGATCCTTTGCAGCCGCAAACGCAACGCGACCGATTGCGCGCTTCAGGACCTGCGCATCCAGCTCGATCCGGTCCTGTGCGTCTATCGTTGTGCTTGGGAATTCGTCAGCGTCCATCGTGCTGATACTCGCTCTGAACCTGCAGCAGCTCAAGCCGAGCGACAATGATCTATCGCTCATCTCTGCATCCAGTCTGGCATCTGGCAGGGTCTTCGCCAAATCAGTCAGGAGCTTTGCCGGAACCAGTGCCTTGCCCGGTTCGCCAATCCTTGCCGGGATCCAGCAGTTGATACCAATCTCCAGGTCGGTTGCAGACAGTCGCAACATGCTCCCGTCTGTCTGGATGAGCACGTTACTGAGAGTGCGGCGGTTGCCCGAGACTGCTTTCGAGACAATTCCAAGCCCTTCGGCCAATGTGACACTCGAACAGGAAACTTTCATGACAACATCTCCTTTTGCTAGTACTTATGGGCTATATGCCCGCCCCGCCGTCTTAGTCCGCGCAAGTTCGGCTATTTGGACAATCCCTCGCCTTCGCTGTGTCTATACGCATCTTCTTGGAGACACTGTCACGAACGGGGCAGGCATCACACTACGCCGCCAATCGCGCCAGCAATTCCTTGGCCGCATCCTCGAACGTCCCGGCTTTCTGTATCACAGTCCGGCACGCATCGCCAAGTTCCTCACGTTCCATGTCCGGGAATTGCGTCCGCGCCCATTTCCACAGATCTTCCTTGGTGCTCAGTTCCGGGATCTCTGGCTTTTCCTCGAAGTCGTCCCAGGGGGCGATGTCGTCCCCTGTCTCTTCCGGTTCGTCGCTGAATGGCACATCGTCATCGTCGTCCATGATTTCGCCGGTGACCTGGTCGAATGTGACGAAGGGATCCTCGGCCTTGAGGAAGCGACTTCCGCCATTGCGTCCAGGCGAGGCCAGTACGGCCGTCTCGCGCTTCATCTGGTCGTTCGGCTCCATGAGCTGCAGGTGGGGCGCCGGTAGTTCGGCTCGTGCGTGCTCCTGCAGCGCCTTGACCTGGGCGGCCATCCACTCCGAGTCCGGCGTCACGAACAACAGTGACTTATCCGTCGTGCCCCTGAGCGACTTCAG